CACACTAAGGCCCAACTGCAAGAGCTCGGCGAGGAGCTCGACCTTTGGGACAATAGCCAGGAGGAGCTCGACAAGACCGCGGTCCTGCCGAAGGCCGCGATCGTCCGGGCCTTCCTCAAGCAGAAACCCGACGAGGACGCGACCGAGGCCGGGCTCGATCTGCCGGCCGAGCTGGCGAAGTGCAAGCGGCCCAAGTAGGGCCCCGCCCCTAGTCCCCCGCAGCACGCCGCAGCGAGCCGCACGCCCCGCCGGGCCTGCGGCTCGTTCCCTTTCTTGCCGGCCCGGGTCGGGCCGCTCGCGGCCGTCTCGGCCCCTTCTGGGTAACTTTCTCGCCCCTTGTTTCTAGTTTCTGGAAACCCCGCCCCGCGGATCGGCCCGGCCGTCGTATGGTCGGCCTTATGAGCACGCAGACGGACGTCGCCACCTATATGTCGGCCGCCGCGGCCGCGATCGTCTCCGGCGATCACGCGGCCGCGATCACCAACGCGCAGGCCGCGCAGGCGCTGCTCGCCGGCCAGCCCGACATGAAGCGGACCGGCGAGGCCGGACAAGAACTAATCTGGGACCGCCCGGCGATCGACCGCTTTATCGCGCAGGCCCGACGCTCCCAGACCGAGGCCGCCGTCGCCGCCGCCAGCGGACCCCGCCGCTCCTCGATCACCTACGACCGCACGAGTTGACCCCATGCTCCACAGCCAGCTACACCCGCCGCCCGGCTCCCGCACCTGGAAAGGGCCCGCCAGCCCCGCCCGGCCGAGGATCCACGCCCGCGGCCGATGGCAGAGCGCGACGACCGACCGGCTCAACTCGGGCCACTGGTCGGGGACCGCCTCGATGGGGTCGACGATCAACGAAGACATCGGCGACGACATGCCGACGATCCGCCAGCGCTGCCGGCTCGAGCTGGCGAACAACCCGCTGGTCGAAGGAATGGTCGACACCTACACGACCGACCTGATCGGTCCCAACGGCCCGACCCTCCACGTCGAGAGCGACGACCCTGACTACAACACCGCCCTCGAGCAGATCTGGCGCGAGTGGTGGAAACTCCCCGACGTCAACCGCCAGCTCTCGGGCGTCGAGCTCTTGGAGATCGGCCTTCGCAACTGCTGGACGTGCGGCGAGTTCCTGCAGCAGATCCTCGCCGACGACCGGACCGGCCCGATCAAGTTCGGCCTGCTCGACATTGACCCGGCCCGGCTCGACACGCCGATCGACGCGATCGCCCGCGACGACATCCAGCTCGGGATCGAGCTCGCCCCGCCGGCCCGCCCGGTCGCCTACCACTTCCTCGAGGTGATCTCGACCGGGCCCTACGCCTACCAGACCGGCCGCGCCGAGCGGATCCCCGCGGAATATGTCGTCCACTGGTTCCGCCGCCTCGAGAGCGACCAACGCCGCGGCGTCGCCTGGCTGGCCGTCGCCCTGCCGGCGATCGCCGACCTCAGGGACTTTGACGTCGAGGTCCTCGACACGGCGCGGGCCGCCGCCGACACCGGCCAATATTTGTACGCCGACCACCCCGACGCGCCCTACATCCAGGTCAACGAGTCGGTCACGAAGGAACGCCGCCAGACCGAGACGCTCCCGCCCGGCTGGAAACCTTTCCAGATCCAGCCGATGCAACCGGCCGCGCAATACGTTCCCTACCGCCAGGAGCGGCAGCTCGACCTCGGCCGGTCGGTCTCGATGCCCCTGATGATCACGCGGCTCGACTCGAGCGAGCACAACTACAGCAGCGCGCGGTTCGACGGCCAGAAGTACCAGCGAGGGATCGAGAGGACGCAGGGCCGGGTCGCCGGCGGCTACCTCTCGCCGATGGTCGGCCGCGTCGGCCGCGAGGCCGAGCTCGCCGGCGAGCTGCCCCCCGCCCCGAAGCGCGTCGAGCTCGCCTGGGTCTTCGCGAAGGCCCCGCACGTCGACCCCGGCAAGGAGGCGACGGCGATCGACACGCGACTCGGGAACCTGACCCTCTCGCTCGCCGACGCCCTGGCCGCCGACGGCAAAGATCTCGACGCCCACATGCACGAGCTGAAACGGACCGACCGGGCCCTGCGCGACACGCTCGGGATCGGCCTGATCGAGTACGTCGAGCTCTGCGGCCGCAGCACGGCACGAACCAACAAACCCGACGACGACGCCGAAGGAGGCGACGATGGCAAGCAAGAAACAAAGGATCAAAAGGGCGCAGCAACGGGCACGGCGAAAGGCCGCAACGGCCACGCCAACGGGCACGCCCTCAGCCGATTTTGAGCCCCTCTCGCTTCGACGGGAGACCGACCAGCGGCGCGACCTGATCGCCCGCGAGTTCGGCGTCCGCTCCGACACGATCGACGAGGGGGCCCGGTCGATCGAGGCCCGGATCGCGACCGAGAAGCCGGTCGCCGTCTTCGACTTCCGCTCTTGGAAGATCATCGACGAGGTATTGCGGGCCGACGGCGCCGCGATCCCCGCGAAGATCCCGCTCTTGGCGAACCACTCCCGCGCGTCCCTCGACGACATTCTCGGCAGCGCCCGGGAGATCCGACGCGAGGGGACCGACATTGTCGCCCGCCTCTTCTTCGCCGAGGGCGACGACGACGCCGAGAGGGCCTGGAACAAGGTCAAGCAGGGCCACCTCGACTCGGTCTCGGTCGGCTACCGCGCGACCGAGTACGTCGACATACCGGCCGGCCAGAGCAACACGGTCGCCGGCAAACGATACACCGCCAGCCCCGAAAGGCCGCTGCGCGTCACGACCCGATGGATCCCGAAAGAAGTCTCGGCCGTGCCGATCGGCGCCGACCCGGCGGCGAAGATGCGCGACGAGAAAACCCCCACCGACACCCGAAACCAGGAGTCACCCGACATGGACCCGAAACTCCGCGCCTTCCTCGAGCAGCACGGGCTGCGATCCGATGCCACCGACGACGAGGCCGTCGCCTTTATGGCCGCCCTCGGCGGAAACCTGCGAGCCCGCGCCGAGGCGATCGAGCGCGGCGAAGACGACCCGGGCGAACCGCCCGCCAACCCGCCGGTCAACAACCAGCGCAGCGAGACGCCGGCCCCGCCGGCCGACGACGGCGAGCGGACCGATCCGCCGACCGTCGAGCAGGCCGCCGCCGACGCGATCCGCACCGAACGCGAGCGAGTCGCCACGATCCGCCGCCTCGCCGGCGACGACTGCGACCCCGACGTCGTCGAGCGGATGATCGCCGAGGGGACCACGGTCGCCGACGCCTCCCCCCGGATCATCGAAGCGATCCGCGGCCGACGCGAGGAGGAGAGCCAGCCGATCTCCCGCGCCCCGGCCGGCCACGTCCACAACCCGCCGACGGGCGACGAGGGGGCCCGCGCCCTGGCCGCCGGCCTGGCGATCGCCATCGGCACGAACGACCCGACCGGCCGATGCTTCGGGCTCGGCGTGAACGACCAGTTCACCGAGCACGACGCCGAGCGGGGCGACCGCTTCTCGCGGCTCAGTGCGATCGACCTCGTCCGCGAGTGCCTTCGCCACGAGACCGGCCGGCACTACATGGATCCGCTCGCCGAGCTCCGACCGGTCCCCGGCCGCCGCGCCGCCGTTTCCGGGGCGACCCTCTCCTACGTCTTCACCACCAACGTATACGCCCGGTTGATCGAGGGCTACGAGACGATCGGCGACACGACCCGCGGCTGGTGCGACGAGGAAGACGTTCCCAACTTCTTGACCCAAGAAGACATTTCGGTCGACGCGGCGACCCGCCTCGAGAGGCTCGGCCGCGGCGGCACGGCGAAGCACGCCACGATGAGCGATAGCAAAGAGACCTACAAAATCTTTCGCTACGCGAAGCAGTTCGTGGCCGACGAGCAGGACATTATCGACGACCGGCTCGGCGCGATCATGCGGATGCCCTACGAGATGGGCCTCGAGGCCGCCCGCGTGCGGCCCGATCTGGTCTATAGCCTGATCCTCGAGAACCCCCAGCTCGTCGCCGACTCGACCGAGGTCTTCGCCGCCGGGCACAGCAACAACGACAGCAACGCGCTAACGTCGGCGAACCTCAAAACGGGGATCTCGGCCGTCGGGAAGCAGCGCAAGGACAACAAGGTCCTTAACATCGTTCCCCGATACCTGCTCGTCCCCGCCGCGCTCGAATGGAACGCGCTCGAGCTGACCCACGGCGCCGCCCTCGCCAAGCTGTTTACTGACGGCGACGGCGACCCGTCCTACACGACCCACAACCTGATCGCCGACCGGAAGCTCGTCGTCGTCGTCGACGACCGCCTCGGCGCGACCGGGGTGACCGACCCGCGAAGCGGCGACGTTCGGACCGGCTCCGACTCGACCTGGTATCTGACCGCCGGGCGCACGAAGGGGATCCGCGTCGCCTACCGCCGCGGCACCGGCCGGCGACCCGCGCTGCGGGCCTTCGCCCTCACGCAGGGCCAGTGGGGCCAGGGGTGGGACATCGACCTCGACATCGGGGCCGCCTTCCTCGACTACCGCGAGTTCTACAGGTCGGCCGGCTAATCTTACCGCCCGCGACCACCAGCCCCCGGGGCGACCCGGGGGCGTCTTCGACCCGTTCTACACGACCACAACCCAAACCCAAAGCGAACCCATGAAAACCGCAAAGTTTCTAGCCTTCGCCGCGATCGTCGTCGGGGCCCTCTGCGCCCTGGCCGCCAACTATGGGCCGTTCGCCGACGTCCAGGCGATCACCAACGCCGGGGCGCCCACCGACGGGACCTCGGGCACCGGGGCCGGCGTCGCCCGACCCGGCTCCCTGCTGGTCGACACGACCAACAAGGACCTCTACATCAATACGAACACCGCCGCCTCGCCGACCTGGTCGGTCCTGGCGATCGACGACCTCTCGGCGACCGAGCTCGGCTACCTCGACGGGGTCACCGCCGGCACGGCCGCGGCGAGCAAGGCCGTCGTCCTCGGCGCGTCGGGCGAGATCGCCACGATCACGACCGGCACGATCGCCACCCTAAACACGACCAACGTCGACGCCGGGGCGAGCGGCACCGCCGGGACCGTCGACGTCTTCCCGTCGACCGCCAGCAAGGGGAAGCTCGCGATCACCGCGGCCGACTCGGCCGGCGACACGACGACGACGATCGTCAATGCCTCGCAGGCCGGGGCCCGCACCTACACGATCCCCGACGCCGGCGGCACCGGGACCTTTGTCCTCAGTCGGACCGGCGTCGGGTTCGATGCCCCCGACGGGGCGAACCTCCAAACCTATTCGGCGATCGCCACCGACTTCTACGGCGACGTCGGCGGCACCAAGCCGACGCCCTGGACCAGCGACGCCGAGACGGGCAACTGCTCGGCCGACTACATGGCGAACGAACCGTTCGGCGCGCTCGCCCTGGCGACCAGCGCCGACGACGAGGCGCAGGCCGTCCAGGTCACCTGGGGCGACAACCTGATGATCGACCTCGACCAGGACCCGATCCTCGAGGTCCGCGCCCGGATCGACGGCGTCGCCGATCTCGAATCGGTCGAGAAGGTTGTGATCGGGGTGATCCCCGCCCACGCCAACGCCGAGGACAACGCCGGCCTCGACAACGTCGACTACTCGGCCTGGTTCCTCGTGAAGGGCGACAACGACACCAAGATCTACGTCGAGACCGACGACGCCGCGACCGACACCGACGACCAGGACTCGACGATCACGCTGACCGACGACACCTGGACCGTTTTCCGCATCGACTTCTCGACCCTCTCGGCCGTGTCGATGACCGTCGACGGCGTCGAGCAGGGCGGCGCCGCCCTCGACTTCTCCGGGGCCGCCGGTCAGAACGTCCAGCCGATCGTCCTGATCCAGCGGACCGACAACACCCAGACCGAGGCGATCGTCGGCGTCGAGGTCGACTACGTCAAGGTGATCCAAACCCGCTAACCGAACCGCGACCCGCTAACGCGACAACCGAAACCATCCCGTCCACTATTCGAAAGGACCCAAGACAATGGCAGAAGCAACCCTCCACAAGGACCCCTGCGATCACGAGCGACAGATCACCGCCCCCGAGGCGCTCTCGTGCGGCGAGATCCTGCAACTCGCCGACGGCCGCGCGGCCGTGACCGACGGCCTCGCCGGGATCGCCAGCGGCGACCCGGCCAACGTGAAGACGGCCGGCCAGTTTACCGTCACCAAGACCGCCTCACAGGTCTGGCTCGACGGCTGCGAGATTTTCTGGGACCGCTCGGCCTCGGCCGCGACCCCGCTCGAGCCGGCCGACGGGTTCTACCTCGGCTGCGCCGTCGGCGACGTCGCCGCCGCGACGACGACCGGCGTCGTCGATCTCAACGTCAAGCCCGTCTACCACTTCGACCTCCATCGCGGCGACCTGACGACCTCGGTCGCCACGAAGACGGCCGGGGCCCCGACCTTTACCCGCAACGACACCGGCGAGTTCCAACTCCTGATCGCCAGCAACGACGAGGCGGAATGTATCGACGTTCTCTCGAACCGCTCGATCCCGCTGGCCGACGGCCCGATCTTCGAGACGAAGCTCACCTTCGACGAGAAGGGCGACAACGCCGCGGTCGACGCGGTCCTCGGCCTGGCGAACGCCAGCCACACGAGCGACCCCGACTCGATCGCCGAGTTCGTCGGGTTCTCGGTCAACGGCAACGAGACGAAGATCAACGCCGAGAGCGACGACGGCACGACCGAGGTCGCCGCGACCGACACGACGAAGACGCTGACCGAGGATACCTACCAGCTCTTCTGGATCGACGCCCGCGACCCGACCGACTGCCACCTCTACATCGACGCGGTCGAGGTCCTCGCCGCGACGACCTTCGCGATCGACGACGCGACGGGACCGCTGAAGGCCCTAGTGCTCGTCGAGAAATCGGGCGGGGCCCACGTCCCCTCGATCAAGATCGAGCAGCTCCGGCTGCGGTCGACCGACCTCGCCTCGACGGTCTAAGACCAGGAGGCCCGGGTGAGCAATTTCGACGACGCCTGGCAGGCCGCCGCCGTT